TGCATCAGATAATTCTATTGAAGCTTTATTGTCTGCTTTTTTGGCAGCTAGTTTAGCTTGAGCAGATTTAACAGCAGCTTTATTCTTTTGTTTAGTACTAAAAAAATTAAATATACCGTTAACTATTGGTCCTATCAGTGGTGTCATTCTTATTTCCAGTCTCAACGTAAAATTTGAAGTAAGCTGCAGCTCCTGCTACAACTGCTGATGCAAAACCAGATTGCTCCATTGATGGAGTCTGTAAAGCCATATACCAACTAACAACTGTGTCTAATTGGTATAAGTAGTATGTGGCAAACATTCTAGGAAATATTCTATATTTAGTCAAGAAGTCCATTAGCTATATTCATCTGGATTTATAGTATTACCCTCTTTATCCAGTATTTCATAGTGAGTATGATTAATCATATCTTGATAAGGTCTTTTTTTCTTATAGTACCCTGATATGTTTTGTGATGTACCAATAGGATAATTTTTACTTATGTATCCACCTATCTTTAATTCTGTGTTAGGTTCTACATAAAAAGCTCTACAACGATTTCCGTTATTGTCAGTAATTTCCACATAACGAAACTCTAAAGCGTTAGCATAAGTATATCCGAACTTAGTTATTTCACCCTCTACTGGTGAATACAGAGTATCTCCAGGTTCACATGCATAATCTATACCTTTATGTTTTTTAGAGCCTCTAGCAGCCTTGTACGCACCAGAACCCCAATCATCTACACCTCTCTTAGTAAGATCTGTAATAATCATATAGTAATACCGTTAGTTGATTTAGCAATTTGACCGTTTGCAGCTACAGCAATAAATAAACCATCACCAGCATTCCAATGTACAGCATTTATAGTAGTAGTTGGACTAAACCCATTTTGTACATTGTCTATAGCATTACCGTTATTATAATCAGTGGCTTCCACTACTCCTATATAACCGTTATCACCAACTACTACTATTCTATTATGATTTCCTATAGGTGATATAGCCATGCTTCTCAACGGGTTAGAATTACCTGATTTAATACTATTATAATTAGTACTAAAATAAGACCTAAGCTCACCTGTATCACTAACACATAAAAATCTACCACCACTATTATCGAAATTATTAGGATGACTTACTATATCAGTAACACTTCCTGTTACTGAGTAAGTGCTCGCTGTTAAATAAGTACTTCTCGTGTTATCCCAGTAAGAAACAGTGCTGTTATAACCTGTTAGTATAGGCTTTGATGATGCTTCTTTTCTTATAGTAAGAGCTGTATGGTCTTGGTTTGTGAGAGAATCAATGAATTGTATAGAATTACTAAAATCACTTACAGCTGATATAAAACTTCCAGTTGTTGTAGAAGTTGAACTAGTTATAAAAAACCATTCTAGGTATCCATAGTTATACCAAATAACTTTATTTATATGATAAGTACCTGCTCCATGATGTGTTACCATTTCTGTAGAGTAATCTACCCAAGTAACCATATCTAAACTTTCTAATATTGTACCGTTATCTCCAACTATCAAAAATGCTTGATTGTCTTCGTTGTAAGCAACATCGTTAAAGTTACTGGTAACATTATTTACTATTTCTGTCCATTGATCACCACCATCTACAGAGTAAAACGCTTTACCTGAATTTCCTACTGCTACCACATAGTTAGTAGCACCTATAATTCCTGATGTTACAGCATTTATACTAGTACCGCTGAAAGGATCTTTTGCTATAGGTATCCAACTAGTGTTTGATGTAGTGGTACAAACATCAGTAATAGTAGTAGTTAACACATCACCTAATTCCATGCTAAGGGTTATAGTTGTGTCTGTACCGTAAATAGATGTCAGTACTGTACCGTAATAAGCGTTTCCACCATCAAAGAACTTTAATCTTTTATTTTTATAAAATATTTTAGTTACATCATAACCTATAACACTAAAACTAGTTGTGCTTAAGAAATTGAATGGATAACCAGGACAATAATCTTGTTCAGACACCGGGGATAAAGAATTAAGTACAACATCTATATTATTAGCAACTGTGTTAATTTTTAGTATGTTATTTATGATAGCTGTTATACCTTCTGACTGACCATCAACATTTAATATTGCAGGAAGATTATCAGCTACATCTACTATTTTAGCTATATTTTGTCCAACAATAAGTACTTCATCATAGTTAGTAGGTTTTATTTCTCGTTCAATAGCTACTGATATACTGTTTATTGAGCTACTTTTTCTCATTATACGAATCCTCTAAGTGTGAAAGATTTAGATACAAGATCATCTGAAGTAGTAAGACCTTCCAGTTTTACTGTATTACAACTAGCTACAAATCTTCTGTAGTGTGTATTATTTTCCGATTTAATGTCACCTTTCACTGAACCGTGTCCACGATAGCCAATATAGTTTAATAATGCTTCTAGTAACTGTGGTGGTAATTTTAGTGTTTCTGTAGTGTATTTAACAAAGTTTGGTGATGCTCTATAAATAATACTTAGTTTCTCATCTTGAGCCACAGCAGGAACTTCTACAGTGTTATAACTAGGCGTATTTATACCTAGTACATTATCTTCATCATTTATGATCAACTCTTCTCCTTGTTCATCATAACACAGTGAAATGACTAATAGTTCAGTACCAGGTTCCATACTTACATCAGAATCTGTACCATCTAGTGTGTACAGAGACTTAGCATTCTGTAAAGTGATTATTGCTTCGGATTGTCTTAAAGGAAATCTTTTATACAACTCTAAAAGACCTAAATTTATGAATCCTAGTATAGCATTAGGATCATCCTTCACCGATAACTGCTTTAGTTCAGCTTCTTGTGCAAGACTTATTACTTCACTTATTAACATTTATTAGTTCCTATAAAATATTTTTGTAATATTAGCACGAGATTTTAAAAAACGGTACTGTTCTTAAATATATCATCATCTTCATCATGGAACATTACAAAATTACCTTTTTCATCTGCGGTATGTTCTACTGAAAATTCTTGGCTTGGTTTATACGCATCCATATCAAGTAACATTGAAAGAGTATCTGCAACATCATCATGCTTAGATTTAAAACCATCACCTGTAGCAAATTTTATTTCTTCTAAAAGTTCATCCATAAATGGTGAACCTTTAAGCTCTTCTGGTAGCCATAATTTTTTAGCTTTAACAGTAGGAACAAATAACTTGAATCTATCAATTTTTCTTCCAGTATTTCTGATACCTTCAGTTTTACCTTTACCAGCAAAATTAAAGAAAGTATTCTTATTTATCATTTGCTCTTTCATCCAAGCAATAAAACCACCCTGTTGACCATTTATTTCAACACCAACAGATAGTGGTTTATACATTGATACATATCTAAATAGTTGGTTTACGTTAGCATCCATTAACTGACGCTTACACATACCATCAACTAACATCCAATCACCATTATTAGTATAGGCCCATACTGAAATTACACTATAATCAGCTTTAGATTTAGTACTTGTAGCTAAATCGGTAGTAATATAAAAATTATATAATGATTTGTTTCTAAGAACAGAGTCTCTTTTAAACCACACTAGTTCATCATCTTGTATTAGACGATCTTCATCACTTGTTATTCTCAACATAAGCTCCTGGTTAAATGATGCAATCTCACCACTTTCTAATAAACTACCATACTCTCCTTTTACAAAATCGTAGTCAAATCTATCTTCCCAACCACCAACAAATTCTTCTCTTGGAACTGGAAATTTTTCACAAATTGGAAATACTTTAGTATTCCAAGATTTACTTAACGATGCTTCGTATAATGGATCTGACTTATTAAATGGAGTACCTGTCCAAATTTGCATACGTTTTTTAGGATGTAGAGCCTGTCTAGCAGCCTTATATATAATATGCTTAATATCTCGTGTGATTGTTGGAGATTCAGCATTTTTATCTGACATTAAATCGTCATAGCCTACCCATGTTGGGCGTTCACCATACTCTTTAAACCCTCTAACACCAGTACTAGCACCAAAGCCACGTACACACAGTTTCTTACCATCAATATTGGTAAACTCCCACCGTACATCAGTAATACGAGCTTCAGGTACATATTTTTGAAGAAATTCACTATTATTCCACCTAAATTCTAAGTTTGTACGCATAGATTTAACACCGTTATCAACGGTATCACTTACATACATGGCAACATTTACTTCACCAAAATTGTCTATACTGCCATAAGTAGCAATATACAAAAACATATACTCATGTAGTACAGTAGTTTTTGCTGATCCACGAAATGAAACAAATAAGTTTTGTCTGTGCTCAACTAGTGAGTCAATCATCATGTAGTGGATTAGCGGTGACTTATTTTCTTCACCTCCACTTCCATTTACCATTTTGATAAAATCTATGAATTTATATGCAAATATTGACGGTTTATAGTCAGTATTCATATAAACATAATCTACTTCATTAAGTAAATCTTCTAAATCAAGTTTTTTTGGATTACTCATCTACAACCTCAGCAGTACCTTCTATAATTACTGATTCTGCTATTTGTTTTATTGGTACACCAGCCCTACCACTACGATCTTCAGCAATAGCTAAATTTTCTGCGGCTTGTCTAAGCTCTTCTATTACGGATTTACTACCGTCATCAACTTTTACACTTATAACCTGATCTTCAGTTGGTTTTAACTCACGTATAAGTACTTCACCTGCTTTTTGTCTTATCATTTCACTCTTAGCAGTACGCATTAATTTAGCTTGAGACAGTATTGCTTCGTGCAGTAAATGACGATGAATTAGCTGTACTGGTATAGTGGCAACTTTACGTATTTCATTAACTAATTGAGTATTATTGTAGCGAGAAGCTTCACCTCTCATTATTTTCTTATCACCAGATCCCCTTGTTCGTTTACTGAATCTATGAGGAAATACTTTTATGTAGGCATCAGTTAATGAATTACCGCCCTCAACTAGTGAGAAGAACTTTACAGCCTCTAGATAATTGTCATGATTTCTTTTAGGATTATCTTTAAGAACATTTAAGTGATCCACATAACAATCAAGAAATTCTTCACCATAGTCAGGATCTTCTGCTAATTTTTGAATCTCTTCTATAGTTTCTTCTGTAATCAACAATTGTTGTCTAGGTCTTAATTGTGATGTTACTAATTCTACTGATACGTCATTTTCCATTAGAAAGGTATATCCTCTACAGGGTCAAGGTTAGTTGGGTTTATTTGTGAATGAATATAGTCATAATCTTGACACTTAATTTTTGTGCAACGAAGTAATAAGCTATAGTCAAAATGTTTTAAGTAGTCTAATAGGTATTCTTCATTAATATCAGTAAACATTTCTTGAGCACCATCTACTTTTTTATCTGGAACATACTTCCATTCAGATAATACTTCATGCATATGTTTTTCAAGCAGTAAAGGTACACCAGTTTCTTTATCAAGTCTTAATTCAGCATGTGGCACATAGCGATACTGCATAAACCAGGATCTTAAAATTTCCATCATACGATCAGTAGATCTTGGTGAATGTGTCATACCAATCTTATAAATTACTTTATTACCGGGTAAAGTAAGCTTGATAACATAAACTCTACCTGTTGTTTTTTCTACTGGATCTTGTTTATTGAAGAATGTCATGGTGAGTAATATAGACCATGTAATCATTGTAGTCAAATTTGGAGGAAAGCAACGGAATCGAACCGTAAGCCTTTAGGCTCATCTTACTTAGCAGGTAGATCCAATCACCATCATGGATTACTTTCCAAAATTTGGTGTTTCTGGCAAGACTCGAACTTGCGACATATGGATTATCGGTCCACTGTTCTACCAACTGAACTACAGAAACTTAATTTGGAGGAAGATAGAAGAGTCGAACTCCTAACCTTTCGGTCACTCACGGGTTCAAACCGTGTTGCCAGCCAACCTAGCAGTACCTTCCAGTTTAGGCAGTATTATTAAAGCTTACCTAGAGCATTTTGGCGGAGATATAAGGAATCGAACCTTAGATGTCAGGGTCAAATCCTGAAGTATTACCACTACACTACATCTCTCTAAATAATATTAGGGGTGAACTACGAGAATCGAACTCATGTATAGAGGGTCACAACCTCTTGTTCTACCACTGAACTAAATCCACACCTAATATCACTTTATTTTTAGCATAAAAAAAGCCACTGTCCTTTCGGAGAGTAGCTTCTGGTTTTACATTTATTTAAAATTCAACTATGCAATTGCCATAACGCTACCCTCCGAAGGACTCGGCTCAATATGTTGTTGCGAATTAAGTAGTGCTGTAATTGATTTCATACTGCTAGTATAACTGCAGAACCTAGGGTGTCAACAACTGTACTCATAAATTCTCCATTAATTGTTACCCTGCCTTTTGTAGGATGAACAACTCTCGATAAACCAGTGTATATCCATATTTTTTCTTCAGGGGTTATACTACTGATGAATACTTCTATTAGATGCGGTCTAACACAGTTAACTTTTACACCTTTTGCATAGACATTAGTACCGAAGAATTTTTTACTACCACATGGAAATGTAGCTATAGTTTTAATTATCATTTATTAGACCAGTTGTTTCTGTATGAGTAGCTCCCATATTAGTAATATAATACATTTCATTAATTGTGAGATCTCTACCATAAGTGTTTATCTTATTTATACTTTTACTTGTTGTACATCTAACAATATAATTTTTACATACATTTTCACCTGTACGTTCAACAGTTAAACCGGAGTTTAGTTTTACTACTATTATATCTATCATATTATTTCCTAATTTTCATCCCATACACGCATTATGATAGCTGCTTTAACTTGGCTGCCATGTGACATTACTCTTGGGTGTAGTAAGTATCTGCTATTTTTAATTTTCTTCAAGAATTGATGCTTATACAGTTTCTGGAATATCTTAGAAACTGTAACTTTAGATGTACCACAATCTGCAGCTATTTCATCTAATGTGCCAACAACTAAATTCTTGTGGTCCTTATTCTTAATAATCCAGGCTAGTACATCTGTACTTTTATTACCGGCTAGTCCCATAAAGTCAGCTAATGTTTTTGCATAAGTCTTTTCCCAGTAACCTTTAGGAACTTTTTCTAAGAATACTTCTGCACTTAATACTTCACCACTAACATTATCAATTATTGTATAAGTAGAAGGATTGAATTTTAAATCATCCATACTGTTAATCTCTTCATTTAATAAAGCGTAAGTTTACTAAACAATTAACTAATAGTCTACATATCTTATCATTTGGTAAAGTAATAGTTTACTACTACCCCTAAACAGTAAAGTGAGCTTTACTAAACACATAACTGTACTTAACCAAATTCACTATATTTCAATTATAAGTCATTGATTTATAACACATCACATTTCCTGTACTTATATATTCTTATCGGAGCGTTAGCGACCTAACTATACCTACTTACAGAATTTACCTATTAGCTGCAACTACAGTTACGTACTTACTAAAATTTCATAATATCTGTAACCACCAAAACCTCTATATTTTTCTTATAGTAAGTAGGAAAAAACTAGTGGAAATTATAATATTTTGTAGTGAAGTAGTAACCGTTAAGTAATTACGTACTTACCATATATTGTACAAACTAATTGTTTAGGGTTAGATAAAAATTTTCTGATACGTTTACTTATATCTCTCTTAGTGGATCTGCCAGACTCTTCAAGTATAAAACTTGCAGCAGCACCAGCAGATATAAACAACTTACCATTAACCTTAACTTCCTTACCTACAGCTTTAACCATATCTTCTACATTGCTGTAAGAATCACCTGTTATATCTTTATACCCTAAATAAGACCTAGAACTAATGGATTCCTTATCCAGTTTAGCCAGGTCATTAACTATACTCCTCTCTATTTTCTGTAAGTATTTTATTGATTCCTTTATTTCTGACCTTAATTCAATAGAGTCCTCTCTTACTCTTTTAGCTTTTTTTAGTATATTTTTTACTACTAATACTCTTCCATTAACGGCATTATTTTTATGGTAAAACATAACATTCTCTTTAGCACTGCACCACCTAAGATTATCTACTCTATTATTACCTTTATTTTCATCTATATGATCTACTGTAGCGGATATATCCTCATTAGGAATAAAAGCTTCTGCAACTAACCTATGCAGTAACCTGATGAAAGAACCATAATCATAACTAACGCTGACATACTTATACCCTGCACTGTTAACATGTCCATTTATTACTCTAGGCTCCCTACCATTTTTGTAGTTCCTAAACAAAACACCATCTTCCCTAATACTGTACTTACCTTGTGTATTTTCTATAAATTTAATTTTTAACATACCGTCACCTTATTGTTTAGTAGGGGGGTATTGTACTCTATACCTCTGCACAGTAAAAGAAAATTTTCTTAGGGATAATACTATCGCTGGGTGATGAATTAGTATATAGCGTAGCGGAAAGGTAGGATTGGCCTACCCCCCCTACCTATATAGATGGGACCCATTCTGGCTCTCATTAAACTAACGTGCGTAAGCACAGGATAAATACTATGAATAACTCAATCAAAACAAACCTTAAGTCTATCACTAAGAACACTGTATCTATACCAGTAGAAGCAGCAGCTCTAAGCATTGAACTAGCAGCTGATGCAGCTAACCTATCAATGGCTACACTACGTGGGACAGTACCTGCTACTAAGCAAGTAGGCACTATCTTCGGTAAGTTCATAACAGGAATGTTAAACAGTGACAAGTCAATAGAAGAAGTAGAAACAATCTTCAAGGAAACTACATTGTCTACAGTTATGAACAACGTAGAGAAGGCAGCTATTAAAGCTGGACAAGACATGGCTAGTGAGTGGTAGTAACAGCAGTATGTCCTAGTCAGGACATTAAACTGACTACTTACCACCTAGTACTTTATGAGAGTACTAGTTAGTGAGTAATCCTACTTACTGTAACTTATAAGGGTATAAATATGTTTACACAATACTGGTTAGGACCACTTAGCATAGTGTTAGCTATAGCCATATTCTTACTACTGGAGAAAATATAATGGAACAAGATTGGTATGAAGGTGAAGAGATAGTTTTACAAACAAGCAGTGATAGTGACGAAGACATCACTGAATTTGATATAGATGAGTTCTTTGGAACTAATACAGGAGAAGAGTAATGATTAGAGTAATCGGTGGAATCACAACAATTACTATTGAACATAATGGCAGAGTGTTAATTAGCACCGCTAGTTCCTACAGAATAGCAATGAACAACCTAACTAAAATGATGGAGAGGTAGAATAACTCTATTAACACCCTAGTTATATGTCCTTCTTTTGGAGGACATACTAGTAGCGTGTTGCTACTGCTTGAGTACATATTGTATTCAGGTTAATTCATACGTCTTTGGAGACTATTATGAAACTATCTACATCTGCACTAAAAGAACTACTTGTTAAATTTACACCTGTTATGACTAAGAATAATCCATTGGGTTTGGCAGTTCATAACATCGTATTGAATAGCCCTTATCTTATAGATAATCGTGATTTCATTATCAAGTCAATTGAATCAATTAAGTCATCTGATCATGAGATGCTGTATCAAACATTTGTTGGTAAATTGGCTTGTAAGCTACGCTTGCCACTTAAAGGTGAATGGCATGTCTTTCAACAAGAAGAGGCTAAAGTAATAGCTGCTGCTCTTATAACTGAGGTATTAATTAATAATGGTGAAATACCTTGTACTGCTAAGTCTAATAGATGGGTAGAAGATGGTGTACCTCAGTTTACAACAGAACTAATGTTGTCACTTGGTGGTGTTAAAAGTACTAAGGATATGCTTAAAGGATTGCATACTTTGCCCGGTTCACTTATGTCTAAACAGTATGGTAATAGTAAATTGCCTTCTGGTCTTAAGAAACTATTTAGTGAAGTATCAAGTATTCCTTTTAAGCTTAGTGATATGTTTAACAAGGAAGAGATGAATCATTTCTTTAGTTTGGCTAATGATTGGGGTAAGAGTACTAGGTCTGAAGATGTTGTAGTTAAACAGTATAGAATCTTAAAGAATAGTTCTATTATTGAGGATAACTTAACTAATATACCAAGGTATTACTTGTCTATAAATGGTGATAGTCGTTTACGTTTGTATTATGACTTTCAACTGTATGGTGTACGTCCTCAAGGTAAGTTGTTTGAGACATTAATGCATGATGCAGCAACACCTAAATTGTTAGATGAATCAGCTGCTGATCACTTAAAACATATCATTATGGACGTTAGGTATCATCGTAGAACTAAGGCTAAAGCTGTTTCTGAGTTTAGTCGTGATGACTATGATTGGGCTACTGCTCAAGATCTTATGCGTGCTACTAGTCAGAAAGAAATTGGTGAAATGCTGTTAGTTAAGAAGGCAGCTAAAGCTTTGTATATGGCTATTAATGAAATTCCATGTCATTACATATTTGGTAAAGATTTAACTAATAGTGGTCTTATCATGGCTGGTAATAGCTTTAAATCTAAAGAGATGATGGTTACTGCTAATATGGTGGATGAAGATAAGGCTCATGATAGTCATAGAGACTTTGGTAAAGCTTATAATCTTGGTATTTCAAGAGATGATATTAAGAGAATTACTAATGCTTTGTTTCATGGAAGTACTACTAATTCTATTGTTGAAGCTGTTAAGGAAGCATTATTGCATGTTGATCCACAAGCTGATGTTGAACATATTACTGAGGAGTTTATTACTCAAAAGAATATTGATACATATGGTGAACAAATAATAAATATACCTGCTATTGCACAATGGGGAAGTAATATTGTTAGTAATAGTAGAACTCAACTTACTTGGAAGACACCTGATGGCTATTTAGTTAGACATGAGTCTAAGATTGAACGTTGTCCTTTTAAAGTAAGAGTAATATCTACTTCTAATGTTAAGGGTTATCGTGAAGTACAGTTCTTAAAGACTATGCCATTCAGAGAGCAGACTAACGGTATGCCTATGTATGGAAAGAACGATAAGATTAAAGGTGCTAAGCGTGGTGCTGAGGTTAAGAAGAGAGGTTTGTACGCTAAGTAGTATTGGCGTGTGTAGCTAGTAATAGTTACAGTGTAAATGAGGTGAATTGTCTGGGAGGCTTTAAAATGCTAATCAGCAGCCAAGCTTAACTGGTAACAGTTTTGAAGGTTCAGAGACTAGGATGAGAGACTCTTTATTGAGTTAATAATGTCCGTAGGTTAGCCAAGTGGCAACCGAAGTGCCTTGCTCCTACTCGAAAGAGAGGGTGATGATATAGTCCGATACTCCAGTGAAAACTGGAGACTAGTTTACGTTATATGCTATAGTACATCTATAGAGTGTGTTACATTAAATGAGGTGTATTATGGGTTGGAAAGAAAAAGATGAAGTAGTTGTATATTGGTATCATTTAGAAAGTCATAATGATGTCATGTCTCAAGGTTACGTAGGTGTAACAAGTAACCAAAAAGAGAGACATTGGCAGCATACTAAGTGGGTAGGATCTAATAGCTTAGTACTGCGTAAGGCATTTGAAAAGTATGGTGAAGACAGTATACATAAAACAATTTTACTCACTGGTTCTAAAGAAGAATGTCTTCTTGAAGAAGCTAGGTTAAGACCTGCTAAAAGTATAGGTTGGAACATAGCTATTGGTGGTGGGTATGCTCCTGATTGTACTGGTAGAAAACATTCTGAAGAGACTAAAGCTAAGATAAGTAGAGGTAATAAAGGTAAAAATCTTGGCAAGGTTAGTCCTATGAAAGGGTCTACAGGTAGATACTCTAAAGAAACTTTAGAAGCTATTGGTATATCTCAACGAGGAAAGACTATATCTAAAGCTCATAGAGAAGCTATAACCTTTAAGTTATCAGGCTCTAAGAACAAGGCTGCTAGGTATATTGTTTTAATTCATCAAAGTAATCCAACAAAAGAATTTTATTTTGGCTCAATAATAGAAGCATCTTTAGGTACTGGTGTCAGTAGGTCAGCACTTAAATCTACTATTGTTCGTCAAGCTAAAACGTATAACAAGAAAGGATGGAGAGTGCTCTTTGATAAGAGTCATCCTGAGCTAGGTCAGAAGTAACGTTCTGATTAACAATTGAATATAACTCACTCTTTGGATGCTACATTACTACGTAAGATTATACGTATGTTGTTGGATGCTGGTGAGACTTTCTTACTTAAACATGATGATTATATGGTATCTCCTGATATGTATGATCAAATTATTGAGGTATCTAATGTGTTCTTTAATGAACTAAGGTTCTGTAATTATTATCAAGATGCTCTTGATCAGATAGCTGATTACTCTCCTTATCCATTAGAAGCACCTAAGTTGTTGATAGGTGACTTCTATCCTGAATATGATGCTATCAACTTCCTACAGCCTTAAAACTGTAGGTATAAGGTCTTAGGCAGTATTAAATATGTTACCTCTGGTATCTTAGTGCTGCCTTTTTAATTGTCCTTATCTTCTAATGGAACATTAATCATCTGATTCGACATTTTTTATTAATAATGAACCGCTTCGCTCTCATTATACAGTGAATAAAGGTATAACGTCCTAGCCTAAACTAATAGGACTAAATTATTTATAGGTAAATGTTATGGACAGAGATCCACAAGTACTAAGTCAGGCATTTAAACGTGCTAAGTCTAAATTAGCCAAGATTGACGATCTTGGTATTGAAGAAGGTTTGTCTGAAGAGACTATTAATGGTCTAGTTGAACAACTATCAGTTGCCAAAGGTATTGAAGAAGAGAAGCCTTGGACTGAATTTGCTAAAGGTCAGCGTTATTATGTTGAATCATTAGTTAAATTTGCCGGTATGACACCACAAGAACGTCTTGATACTGAGTATGAAGCAACGTTTGCGGATACTGCTAGTGAAGAAGAAATGCTATTAGCTTTAGCTTAGTTATTGTTAGTGTTGTGTAGTACATATGTCTACACTTCACTGATGCTTTATTCTTACTTTTTGTATACACAAAGTACAGGTTAAAGGGCTAATAGTTCAATGGTGAATATTATGGATTTAGAAGAATTACTGCATGTTTACGACTCACATACTGGAAATGGATTAAGGAGGATTGAGGGCGAAGAAAGCGATTACTCAAGAGAGGAGCTTCTTGAAATAATAAAAGATAGTAGAGAGGAAATGAAAAATTTCGAGGACAACTGGTTAAAACCAGTAATAGAGGAACTTGAAAGATTTAGATATTCCTAAGAGGTATATGAAATGAGTGGTTTTTACTCTGTTTACAGGAGTCGTGCTGAGTACGAAGATAAGCAAAGTGTTTGTAGAGCATTGTTTAAAAAGTTATTAAATAAAGGGTATTTG